AGGCGCCCGTCAGCGCCGGAATGTTGAAGCTTTTGGAACCCGAGGTCAGCAGCGCCCATTTACCGCGCGCAACCTCATTCCACGGGGTATGACGATGCGTGCCCCATACCATGTCCATATGAATTTCGTCGCTGATCACCGCTACGTCATAACGTTCACACAGGGCCGCCATTGTGGTCAGCGCCTCCCGAGTCCAGACTTTTCCGGTCGGGTTTTGCGGGCTACACAGCAGCAACACCTTGTTTTCCGGTTTTGATAGCGCCGCTTCCAGCGAGGCCATATCCCCCTCCCAGCCATGCGCTGTTTTCTGCATCGGCACGGAAACAACGGTACGCTGGTTGCCTTCGATGGCTTTATAAAAGGCATCGTAAGCCGGAGTATGGACCACCACGCCGTCGCCAGGCGAGGACCAGAGGCGGATCAGCTCCGAGACCATATAAATGACCGACGGCCCATACACCACGGTTTCGGTATCAATCTGACTGTTAAAGCGTTGCCGGAGCCAGTGCGCCACGGCGGCCAGAAATTCGTCATTTTTCCAGCGACTGTAACCAAACACCCCGTGGTTTATTCGCTGGTGCAGCGCATCGGTAATGCATGGGGCGGTGGCGAAATCCATATCAGAGATGGTGAAGGGCAGCAGGTCGGCAGCGCCAAAACGGTCAGCGACATAATCCCACTGGGTACACCAGGTGCCGTGTCGATCCACGACGGTTGAAAAATCAAACATGACGGTGCTCCGTAAAGTAAAACCCCCTCATGACGAGGGGGGGCGAGGCATCAGGCTTCGACGGTTCGCATCAGGGTTGCCAGCTCATCCTTCACTGACTGTACCTGCGGGCCAATGACGACCTGCAAATTGTGCTGATTTAACTGTACTACGCCAATAGCCCGGTTAGCTTTAAGTGCGTTGGTATCCACTTTGGACATGTCCGCCACCGACAAACGCAGGCGGGTGATGCAGTTATCCAGAGAGGTAATATTATCCGCACCGCCCAGCGCCGCCAGAATAGCCGGCGTGTTATATCCGGATTTCCCAACGGTACCGGCCACCGCCTGTTCAACGCTGGTGGCCGTATCGGTATCGCGGCCAGGCGTTTTCAGGTTGAAGCGGGTGATGGCGAAGCGGAAGATCCCGTAGTAAACCGCGAACCAGATGGCGGCCACAACCGGCACCAGATACCACTTGGTGGACAGGCCGTGCAGGATACCGAATACCACGAAGTCAATCACGTTACCGTCGGTGTTACCGATGGTCACACCGAGCACAGCCATCACGGTAAAGCCCAGGCCCGTCAGTACGGCGTGGATGAGGTACAGTACCGGTGCCACGAACAGGAACAGGAACTCGATAGGTTCTGTCGTACCGCCCACCACGCAGGCAATAACGCCGGAGATCAGCAGACCTTTAATTTTATGACGATTTTCCGGACGGGCACAGTGGTACATCGCCAGCGCAGCACCCGGCAGGCCGCCGAGGAAGGCAGGCATTTTACCCTGAGAAAGGAAACGCGTCGCACTTTCAGAGAAGCCGTGAGTGGTCGGGCAGCTCAGCTGGGCCTGGAAGATGGTCAGCGCGCCGCTAACGGAATGACCGCAAACGTCCATGGTGCCGCCTGCTTCCGTAAAGCGGATCAGGGCAACCAGGATGTGCTGTAAACCAAACGGTAGCAGCAGACGTTCACCCGTACCGAAAATCATCGGGCCGAAATCACCCGCGCCGTTGATAATGCGGCCAATCCCGGTGATCCCCATGGCAAAAATCGGCCAAATCAGAGGGATGATCAGACCAAACAGACCCATCACAACCAGCGTAATGATTGGCACAAAGCGGGTCCCGCCGAAGAAGGCCAGCGCATCGGGCAGGCGGATGTTGTGGAAGCGCTCGTGCAGCATCCAGATAATCACCCCCGCGATCACGGCTCCAAGGATCCCGGTATCGATGGACTGAATACCAATCACGCTCTGAATGTTATTGGCTTTCAGTACCGCCGCGTCGGTCGTCGGCAGGATCCCTTTGGCGGTCAGCCAGAAGTTAACCGCAAGGTTCATGACCGCATAGCCAACGAAGCCCGCAAACGCCGCCACGCCTTTGTTTTCGCGCGCCAGACCCAGAGGAATGGCGATACAGAACATTACCGGCAGGAAGCTAAAGGCAAACGATCCGACCTTGCTCATCCAGATGAATCATGATTGAAGTGATATTGATATTTAAAATCAGATACTTGAGGTTATGCGGTTTTTCTATGGGGCATCAGTGGGGCATTTTGAGTAAAAGACGCGTTCAAAATGCCCACCTGGTCATGGTTATTCTCGGTCATCCATTTACCGTAAACCGTGAAGAGCATTTGCGCTGACGAATGGCCCATCTGGTGCGCAACGAAGTTTGGATTCGCTCCAGCTACCAGTGCCCAGCAAGCATATGTGTTTCTGGTTTCATAAGATCGTCTTTGCCGGACGCCTGCACGACGCAGGGCAGTGCGCCAGGCCGAATTAATAGACCCGGGAACGTAGCACATAGTCTTCTTGCCGTTCATTGAAGTAATGGACGGGGAGAATATAAAGGTGCATTCGTCAGTTCTCTTTTTCTTGTATTCCCGTAGGCTGACGCTTACCTTGTGTGACGCCATCATTCTGGTCAGTGGCATCTGCGCTTTAAGCGCGTCAATTGCTGGCTGGGTCAACTGTATAGTCCGAATCCCGGCATTGGTTTTGGGCAGGGTGAAGTTACCCTTCATGGAATAGTTACGTGACACTGTAACTGTCCAGTTAACAGTGTCCACATCCTCCCAGGCTAATGCGCTAAGCTCCCCATGCCGGACGCCTGTATTAACCGCAAAGATAACCATATTCTGAAACTGCTGGGTTGGGCAGGCCGCGATCACTCGCTGATACTCGTCAGAAGTCAGAGGGTCTGGAATGGGCCTTTCTTTTGCGAGCGGGGAGATGCCTGCCATCAGATCGGTTTTCAGATAGCCACTTTTGAAAGCAAAGCCAAGCATCCCGCCAAGACATGCCATATAACTATTGACTGTAGGAACGCTTCTTCCCTTTTTGGGTGGATGATTTAGGCCATGTCTGGTCTTCTGCCAGCCGTTCAGTAGCTCCTTCCTGGCACTAAGGATATCTTCAGTGTTCAGGCTGCCGATATACCTGTGCTCACCAATTGTTTCGATAGTGGTTGTGAGGTGGCAATCGTAACGCCTCAACGTCCCGAGGCTAAGCTCCATCTCCTTAAGCCCAAGCCATTTCGATTTCAGTTCAAGTAGTGAGATTTGCTTTCTGACAGTGCTGAATTTCTCTGCGTTCGATGAATCAGGGAATTGCGAGGCATAATTGAATGTGCCTGTCTTTATCGCAAAGCAGACTGAAGCCCGAAGTTCGCCTGCCATTTTCCTGTTTTTTGGCGTGTCAGGAACGCCGAGATTTTCCCTGACACGCTTCCCCTGATATATGAACCATATGCGTAACGATTCGCCATGAACCTCTACGCCTGTTGGGTATGCTGCCATAATCATTCCTCGTTTGATGTGCCAAAGGACATTTAAGCAGATATTCTCCGGCGTTTCGCTGGGCTTTGGTGCTCGATCCAGTGGTTTATCTCATCGCGGTTATACATGATTGGGCTGTTTTGCTTAGGTGCCATATCAGGGGCAACATGGCGATAATGCTTTCCCTCCATCCAGGTAGACCGGCGGGCATGCTGAATCATGTGCTTTGACATGCCGGTTGTCGCAGTTAAAAGTTCCTCTGTGACCCATTTATTCGGTACCAACTGAATAATGTCGCTCATGGTTTTCTCCAGGCAAAAAGAAGCCGCCCGTAGGCGGCAATAACATCAAGGGATGTGAGGCAGTGCTTTCGCACCCAATAGCCAGCTCATAACTGGCTATCAGTTGCGCTACAGGGTGAGAAGGTCGATCTTTTCCAACAATGATGAGGTGTCTTCGTCGCTAATTTCTCCTTGGGCATTTAATTCTTCAAGCGCCTTAGCGATCACATCTACCTGCTCACCTGTGAAGAAATCATCCCGGTAGTCGAACCACGACGCGGCAACGATCTGGCCGCCTGCTACTTCCATTCCAGCCCCCACAGATGGTTCCTTACCATCTTCAAACTTAACGACGAATGTCATCATTCCCATAATCTCTCCTCATGCCGCACGCTGGGCGCGCAGCGTAAAATTACTTCCGCCAGGCGAAGCTAATTGGCTCCGGCGTAATCCATAGGTGGCGCATGTTTGCCACGTTCACCACATCAGAATCCCGCGGGTAAATCTCCACGGCATCCCGATCCCCATAGCCAACGGATGACTTTATCTCCTGCAACGCATCCCAGCTGATGCCGTCCTTCCACCGACCTGAACTGCCAATGCTGGTGGTGTTCACCGTCAGGCGGATAACGCCTTCGTCTTCCTGAAACTCCTGAACCAGAAAGTAAGAGTTAGCCCACACGTTGCTCCGCTTGGGGTCGTGGCATCGCACCGGCCACTGAGATTCCGGTACTGGCTTGAGTATTCCGATCACGTCTCATGCTCCTTAATTTTTCGATGTGCTCTGTTGTTGCGATTTCTTCGGCAATCCGCTCAGCCTGTGCTTTGGTCAGCGGCTCGAATTCATGTTGAAAGCGGCCCATGCTGGAGATGCAGGTGCGACCGTTGCGGATGTAGTGGATGACTTCGTGGGTAGCGCGGAGGATTTTGCAGGGCGCGCCGTGGGGATCGGCGTACCAGGTATTAGGCTGGATTATCCTGAACATTGGGCGCCACCTTAAATTCGATTACCCAGACCCAGGGGTTAGCTTCCCAGTTGTCGGCACCGTAGATGCTCACCCAAAGGTCACGGAAGTTAATGCGATATTCCCAACCGGGAAGAACCCCGCCGGAAGACGGCGTAATGCCTTCTGACTTTGCATCGTCCTCACTCAGATCTCTAAGTCGCTCAACACGCACGCCGGTAATCTCGAGAGTTAGGCGACTGGCCCAGCGCGGCATGTGAATCGAAGGCGTCCAGCGTATTTCATCAGCCGGCGGCACATTCTCGTAATGAGTTGGAACGTGCGCAGGGTAATTTGCGCGATAAAGTTTCAGATCCGGCGCGCTGGCTCCAGCCTCTGCCCACGTTTCTCGCACCCAGATGCGATCACCGACAGCACCGAACGGGCAGGTGTAGCCTTCATTCTCATCAGCAACGCCAAATACATCTTTCTTTGCAGGTTGCAGGTATCCGTTTTTATCGATCACGCCAGGTGTGTACCAGTGTGCGTTTAAATCCAGATCGTAACCGTTATGCGTTGGTCGGAAACCATCAGACGGCTGAACCTTCATGATGCGCCGCGTCTGCGTCTTTTTGCCGTCGAGGATGGCGCGCACCATCTCGCCGTTAAAAATCATTCCGCGCTCTTTCACTGGATCCCCCTCTGCTTATTCTTCAACTCAATAACTCCTTGGCACTCCGCGCATGTCTGGCAGCCGGGGACGGCAGCTCGCCGCGGCTCGGGGATTGGTTCGTCGCATTCTTCACAATGCTCAGCTGATACGGCGTTGCGGTCGATGCGGTGAGCGGAAAGGGCAGCGTTACGCTGAAGCTCTTCAATCTCTGCTGCTGTGTCGATGATGTCGGCCATGGTCAATGCTCCCGGAACTGTCGGTTAATTCGGTTGAAGGTGAACGCCAGCAATAAAAAGGGAGCTTTAAGCTCCTGGGTGATTAGTGCCTTCATGCTGCACCGCCTTCATTCTTCTCAGCTTCGACTGCCATCTGCTCAAGCCGTCGCGATAACTCGGCGGCCAGCGTCTGGAATTCTTCCTCGGTCGCCACCGGGATCGGCACGAAGCGAATCCCGATGTGCGCGAGGTTATTGGCAATTTCGAGGCTTTTTCTCAAATCAACGGGAGAGGCTCGGTTCATGCCGCACCGCCAACGTGCCGCAGCCAGATGCAAACCGCGCCATCTTCCGTGTCGTGAATTGAACCGACAAACCAACCATCGCCGGCGGGTGTTTCTGGCTGCCACGCTGAAATGTCATAACCGTCAACCTCGGGATCGAAGTCATCCTCATCGCGGTACTCTACTTTCCACTCAAGGCCGTTCTTATCCAGCCAGGCGTTAAATTCATCAGGTGAGATAGACTCACGCCCATCGCAAAATTCATCGTAAAGCGGGTGAGTCCAGTAACCGTATTGGTCGCGTTCGACGGGTAGGGCTTTAAATTCTGTTGTCATTGTTCGGCTCCAAACCGCCCGTTAAGGCGGCCAGTTTTGACGACGAACTCCAGGAGGCTAACTCCCAGAGCTTCAATTTTCTTATGATGCTTGTTGATGATGGGAGGCACCGTTTCGTTCCAGTTTGGCTTTGGCTTCCTGCGCATGGCCTGCTGGATTTCATCTGTGCAGCGGCGGCAGGCTGCTCGGATGGCGTTTTCATTTGCTGGCGTCATGCAGCCTCCGTCTTAACAACATTGATGGCGCAGCCGGGCAGCAGTTCCACCGCGGCGGTGGCGCACTGATTTCCCCAGTGGTGCCAGCCCGGGGCGGCACTGCGGCTAAACAGCTCAATGCGTGGCACATCGCCATAAAGCAACTCCAGCCGATGACGCACTTCCCACGGCTTTTCGCTGTGCGCACCGAGCGGGCTGTAGACCACCTGCTTAATCCCGGCGTGCTTACGTTCCAGCCCAGCGCCGCGGGTGGCAATCAACAGGTCTTCGGTATTGGCCCGGGTGTGGTTGCCGCCGTTCATGCGCGTCTCGGCGTTAAGCAGATCGAGGAAGTCGTAAAAGTCGGTGACTTCACCCTCGGCCAGCGCCTTGTTGATGCGCAGCTCGGCGTTCTGATTCAGCTTCACCCAGGTAAAGCCCTTCATCGTGCGAACGGTAAATCCCCAGGCCTCGGCCAGTTCGATAGCCTCCTGGTTATGCGTGCCGGTGTACCACATCGCCAGCACCGCGTTTTCGGCGGCGAGTTCCCACACTGGAAGGCGCTGGATGTCGATGAGCTTCATGGTGGAGTAGTGGCCGGCGGCGGCGCCGTTGCTGATGGTGTTGCCGTAAGACCAGGGCGGATCAGCATAGATAAGAGAGTATTTTCCGGTCATGGAATTACACCTCGAAAGCAAGTTGTGGCGTGAACCGATCGCGTTCTGCGTCGTAATTCAGCGAACTTGCAGAGTTATAGGCTTCAATGCGTTCGACCAGCACCGCAGCGCGTGTTTCTTTGCTTGCCGGCGCGTAGGCTGATTTATCCCACGCTTTGTTAATACCTATGTTCCTGGCAACGTTGGTGCTGTCAGCTGACGATAATGGAACCTGCATAAAGAGGTCCTTATCTAGCATGCGAAGGCCATGGAGCTTGGTAATCGGATAGCCATTCTCGTCAACAACATGTCGAATCATGTCCCGCAATTTTGCGGCGCATTTTTTTGGACTTTTAGCGTCATACTCGCCCATTGAGCCTATGCATACGCGAGGGAATTCGTGACACAGGCGGATGAAACGCTCGTCAGGCTCGTTGAAGTGATACACCGGCGCGCCGACTACTTTTCCGTGCGGCCACTCGGCGATTAACGCGTCGTTCTCTTCACTGGTCCCGCCGATCACGTCAGGGATAACTGCAAAAGCAAAGCGAGGGTGATTCATCCAGCGACCTACAAACGCGTAGTAGTCATTCCAGTTAACAACGCGCTTTTTCGTCCAGAAGCTGAATGCGCCGTTATCCAGTGCGAAAGACTGGGTGACTTCGCTGGCCAGTGCTAACTGGCCTGGGTTAGCGAAGGAGATGAAGGCGTGTCTGCCTTTCCATGCCTTCAGCGCGCATGTGTCCGGCGTAATAGGGCCGCCGTGAAAATGAATCATGCCGCCTCCTGCCTTTCCCGATATTCCTCAGCGAGCCGCTGCGCCTTTAATGGATTGCTGACCACTTCACCCCATGGCATTAGCCAGCCGTTACCAATGAAGGGAAGACACAGAGGGCCAACCCTGATGTCGTCGTGAGCGTGAGTCATAGGATGGACTCCATTTCGTCGATGTAGAGGCCCTGAGCAATGAGGCGGCGACGTCGGGCGGCACGCGCTATGCACTCCTGCCGTCTGCCTTCCTGCGACTGCTCTATGGCGCGTCGGGTGAACAGGCGCGATTTACCCTGTGGTGTTACAACCTTTGGCTTCGTGACCAGGTCGAATGTCCGGTCACAGATGCCGTCCTCGTTGAGCCATTTTTCC